ACAGCTTTAGCTAATGCTTCTTGTTGAAGTCTGTTCATAGCCGTAAATTCAGCTGCGGATCCTGCTTGTTTTGCAATTTCCTCTGCTACGGTTGCTAAGTCATTATTTAAAGCTGCTTGTCTTGCTTTTTCTAAATTAATATTTTTACCTAATAATAATTCAGCTTCTAACTCAGCCCCTATAGACTGTTCAAAATTCATTAAACTACCTGCTATACCATCTACCTTTGATAGTTCCATACCAAATTGCTTAGCAGTTTGTACTGCTTTTGCTAATTCAACAGGATTATTACCCATGCTTAATTGTATACTACTAGATAATTTTGCTACTTCTTGTAAAATTGATTTTTCTGTAATTGCTGTTTTATTAGCAGCATTCATAGCTACAGATTGACCCATTACATTAGCGGCTATTTCCTTTGATGTTTTACCTGTTAGTAAACCAAGTTTAGCAATTTCTCCACTTGTTTCGGCGCTTAATCCTAGTTGATTAGTTAACTCCGTTTGAGTTTGGAGCATTTCAGCAGTAAACATTGCATTAGTTCCAAGGGCTGCTGATAATTGTATTTGAGAGTTTGCAATACCTTCAGTAGTAACAAATATATTATTTGAATCTTGTGCAATTTGAGAGAACTGTTGATTCATCCCAGCAGCTTCATGGAAGCTTATTCCTAAGTTTTTTGCAACTTTTTCTGTTGTGGCATCTAAGGATAGAAAGGCATCAACTACAAAACCTATAGCAAGTTCCATTAACCTCATTGGGGTTACTGTATCTTTTAGATTTAATTTCAGTAGTTTTGATGCTGTGCCCGATTTATCAAGTTTATCTAATAGGTTAGCACCTCCTTCTCCAAGTAAAGTTAATAAAGATTTTTGTTTTTGTTTTTCTATATTTGATAGAGATAGGGTATTAAGAGTGTCTTCTTGTACAGAAAATTGAGATTGAAGTTGAATAATATTCTCTTTATTTATTTTTATACCATTTGCTGTAAGAATATTTGCTTGGCGTGCAATTGTTTTTTTCCTAGTTGCAATTTTTTCTAATTCTTTTTGTATTTTTACTTCAACATTAACACCTTTACTTATTTGATCTTGGAGTTTTGTTATCTCTTTTAAAGAATTAGCATTTTGAATTATAGCATTATTAAGGTTTGTAGAAAATTTATTACTTAATTCTTTAGTTTGTTTACTAGCACCTTCTAATTGACCTGTAACTTCATTTTTTATTTTTTGACCTATTGAAAGAAAGGCATCTTCTAAATACCCTAATTCTTCATTGAGGGCTTTAGCTGATAATTTTGCTTCTTCAATTTCCTTAAGACTCGCCATTATAATTAGATTTTATTATAAATATGAAAAAGAGTAACTATTTGTAGCTACTCTTTCCTTCATATGCTTTAGAAGCTTGTTTAAATTGGGGGGCATTTACTTTACCTTCTGAATTTACTAATGAAGTTTTACCAGCAGACATTTCATTTTTTTCTGCTGCTGCTTTTGCAGTATAAAAATCATTTATTTCTTTAAAAGTAAATTTACGCAACCATATAGGCATATTGTAAATGGTAATATAATCGTATCCACCTTTACCATGAAATATTATTTCATGAATTTGTTTAAATATATTTAATCTAACTTGAGGAGCTGTCTCCAAAGTCAGGCCAAAAAAAGTTTAGTCCAATAGGGACTGTTACCTCCTCTCCTCCATCTAGAATAACATTAAGATCTACATCAGGTGATGTTTCAACTATATGTTTTCTAAAGGCTCTAGCATCACGTGCTAAAAAATAGGTGTCTACAAATTCTCTAATATCTTTAATTTCAGTTTCTCCATTAACAGAGGTTAATACATACTTTAATCTAGTAGAAGCATCAGGAGATGAGTTTTTATTAAGTTTTTTAAGCCCCTTTAGTTCTCTTTCAATTTTAATTTCATCATGACCCGTTAACAATTTATATGTAATCTTTGTATCACTATGGGGTAGAGTAAAAGCAAATTCATTTTTACCTTCAATCATAGTAGAACTGTCAAATTCTTTATTTTCTAACTCTGAAAGGTCAATTGTTTCTGTTCTTCCGTTAACTGTTGTTTTATAATCAGATCCATATCCTAAAATACGAGTAGCAATTAAAATTGCGTTTTTATCACCCACAATTAGATCTTTTAAATCTATTTTAGAAATAATTACAGATTCTAATAATTTATCAAGTACATTACCTTTTTCAATATATGCTTGGTTTGAAAGAATATCTTCTTCCTTCGCTGTCATATATTTAATTTCTACTTTACCGCTTGATAGGGGATTGTCTTTTGGGTATACTAAACCTTTTGATGGTAGTTCTATTTCTTCTGTTGGGAATTTAAATTCAGCCATAATCTTTATTTGGTTAAAACGTTTTTATCAGTTATACATATGTAAAATACAAAAAAGCTTGACCGAAGCCAAGCTATTTTGCAAATTAGGGGTGAGTAAAATTTTTAGAAATTTAATACACAGTAATCTGGTTGGACTGTCATTGTAATTTCTTGAGCAGCATTTTCAGTATCCCAGTTATAATCTCCAAATGAAGCTTCTGTAATCATTGCTCCTTTGATAATCCATTCTGAAACGATATCACCTACAGGTCCTAGTACATTGATTGTAAGATCTTTCTTATAGAAATCACTATAACCATCTCTACCAGTTACTGATTCATGGTGTAATCTAACCCATTCCATTACTGATTGTGCACCAGATGGAGTAATTGGATCAAATAATGTAAATTGAATTGTTCCCCAAGTTGTTTTACCTTTCACAAAACGTTGAACGTTAATATGGTTTAAAGGTACTGTTCCTTGAGATACAGTTACGGCTCCTACACCTTTCATGATGTATGCTGGGAATCCATCTACAAAAGCTATAAATCTGTTCTTTTGTTTTGGCTCGAAAGCTGTGAAAAATATTTCGTTTGGGTTTAATACTGCCATTTTATATGTTTATTTTATTATAAATATTCGGTTTTCTTTTTTTTATGCTGGGAATGTTGCTCCAGTTGGTAATACATTGAAATCAAGTATAATAAATTCAGCTGTTTTAGTTGGTTGTAAGAAAATCTGACCGATTAACTCATTTCTATCTATTACATCCGGTGTATTATTTGTTTCATCCATTACTACTTTAAAGGCATACAATCCTTGTCTTTGTTGAACACTTTCTAAATATGGATTTACTTGTGTTAAGAAATTATTTCTTGTAGCAATTGTATTTGCTTCAAATACTAAGTTATCAGCAATTTGAGAAATATAATCTTTAAGTGTTATTAACAATCTACGCACATTTACTCTATCTAAAGCAGTTGCTGCTTTTTGTAATGTTTTCTGTCCGAATACTACAACTCCTTGTTGTGGGAATGTAGCAATTGGGTTAACATTACCTTCATATAAAGTATCTCTATTTGCCGATGTTAATTTTCTTTCAGCTCTTACTACTGAACCCATTCCACCTCTTGTAATACCTGCTGGTGCAAACCATGGATCACTTGAAGCATCTGTAAATGCATATACTCCTGGGATCATTGTTGAAGCTGGAACATAAACTAGTAATCCAGTACTTGGATCAACAGTTTGTAACCAAGGCCAATATGCCGCTGCATAACTAGAATCTAGTGATGCTGCATTTTGTAATACAGTGTTAATTGCTGTATTATAAGGAACTAAATCCATTATATAAATAGCATCACCTCTTGAAATAGTATTGTTTTTAATTAAATTACACTGAGTAGCATAATTTGAAAAATATAAACCTGGTGCCGAAATTACATTATATTGGAAATCATCTTGATTAGCTAATAAATTAATAGCATTTGTATAATCTGTTCCAATTAAACCTTGAGTATTTGTTCCATCGATTTTATCATAGAAACGGTTAAATGATGTAGAATTAAGATTTGAACCTACTGCTTGATCAAAAGAACCTGAAGTTATTTGTGGTAAAGATGATGTAAATTCATTTTTTGCTACTCCATTATTTTGGAAATATTTAGGAGTATTAAATTTTACTTCTTTTACTCTTACGTAATTAGAAACATTTGGATAAGAACCAGATTCTTGTAAATATGTTCCAGAACCATCTGCTGCAACTACTACGTTAGAAGTAATATCACCAATTGCTCTTGAAATATAATTTGGAGAAAAAGGATCTAATGAAATGTTATTAAATGATTCTAATATTACTTTTTGATTATTATTATCATTACCACGTCTAATAAGTAGTGAAAACACACCTGAAGCTGTATTTACACTTGCAATTTCCCATCTAATATTGTCTGCTGAACCTAATGCAAGTGCTCCACCTGATAATTCTGTCCCCGCTGAATCTGCTCCTGCAGGGGTTGTATTATTCATGATTATTCCTTCGGAAAGTGTTTCTAATATAAAAGTATTTGCATTTTCTATTTCTGAGTCTAATAAAGTGTGAGATGCTTCTAGCGATCCAGCACCTAAGTCTCCTGCAGTTATTGTAATTGCACCACCTGCTACATATCCTGATCCTTCTGTTGTAACTGAAACTGTTCCTACTTTTGAACCTACATTAATTCCTGCTAGTTGAATAACTATATCTCCCCCTGTTCCTCCAGAACCTAATTGAGGATCAGCTTGTAAAGTTGCTCCTGGTATTGTAATGATTGAATCAACAGCGTATCCTGTACTTGCACCTACTGCTAAAGTAACACCTACTACTACTCCACCTGCTGCATCTGTAGTAATTACAGCTGTACCACCTGAAGCACCAGCTGTATCAACCATACCTGCAGTTATTGTAATAGGATTTGAAGATACACTATTTGCATATGCACCGGATGCAACTCCAGCACCTGTTGGTACTGCTGTTGTTGAAACTACTAACAAACCACTTGCTACTGTTGTTACAGTTGCTTTTGCACCTGAGCCTACACCGTTTAAAGCAACGTTAGCATATGTACTTATTGTATCACCAGTATTTGTACCACCAGTCCAAGGAGTTAAACCTCCTACTAACCCACCATCTCCTGTTTCAACATTGTTTTCAATATTGGTTGATAGAGCAGGTGAAAAAGAACCGCTTGTTACTCTTGTTACTAATAAAGAACTACCTCCACTTGAAAAATAGTTATCTGCTGCTATTGAAGTTAAATAAGTATAATCTGTAGATCCACTTTCTAATGCTCCTCCAAAAAGAGCATTAAATGAACTAAATGAACTAACATAGGTTGGTTTTTCAACCGGACCTTTTACGGTTGGGCCTATTATAGCCGCACCTCTTACTAATGGTTGAGCCGTAACAAGTGATTGATCGTTTTCTCTTGCTAATACTCCTGGAGATATTAATGTTTCTGCCATCTTATTTTTATTATTTTAATAATTGTTTTATTATAAATATTAAAGAAGGACTCAAAAACTTATTCTGGGGTAATAAATTCCCCTGTTTCTAAATCTATATTTCCTTCTCCATACTTTTTTTGAAGTTCTTTAGCTGTTTTATTTGATTTTTCTTGTAAATCTGCTAAACCATCCAAAATTGAAGCTCTTTGACCTTCTAAAAATGCTTTTTGGATATCAACTTGTCCTAAGTCAAAAGTAATTGCATTTTGGTTTTTTTGATATTCTCTAAGAATTGTTAATTCTTCTTCTGATAATTTAATTTTTTTACTCATTGTATTTGTTATTTATAAATATTAATTAATTTTTACTCCACTAAATCTATTTTTTGATAAATTGATTTTTTATATTTTTCTGTAAAATCTATGTATTCATTATCTATCATAAATCCTATTTTTTTAACTTCAGGCAAATCTATTAGTTCATTTTTTCCTTTTTCTATAAAAGTATACTCATCATTAACCACCAACTTTAAATTTGAAATATTAATATCATAAACTAAAACCCCAGGAACCCCATTATTTATAATAGTATTATGAGTGTTATTATTTTGAAAAAATATTTTAAATTTATCAGTATTACTATAATTAAACATAGTACTAAAATTATCAAAATTAATTAAATCCCCTACAGCCTCTGGGTAAATAGTATGGGAAAAGTTAGTTATTAAATGTTCCCAATAATTTTCAGCTGATTTGAATTTGCCTTCTTTTTTCCATGGAAGGGTATCACACATATAATGTTTTTTATTAATTATAGGTAATAGAGATTTAAGGTTTTTTCTATTTAAAATATTAAGCATAAAGCTTGGGTATCTAGGTTTAGACTCATAAGCAGGTTGAACCGTAGAAGTTAAAAATGGAACAGGATTATTTAACATTTCAATTATTGAATCTGTTAATTGAATATCATAATTTATAAAACTGAAGTAATCATAATCTAAAGATAAACCTAAATTACCACCTAGTAATATTTGATTAAAGGCAGTCCAACCATAGTCAGGATATATAGTTTGTAAACGATAATTAATACCACCCAATATTTTTTTCCAAAAAACCATTCCCCTTTCAGGCCAATTAATTATGGGATTACTTTTATCATATATAAAATATTCTACTGATTCCTGTATGTGTAAAGGGGTAGGTATATGGGATAATAATAAAATATCAAAGTTATTAAATTTTAATTTTTTAATATTGTCTTCTAATATTTCCTTTTTTTCTTTAGTATCACAATGAGAAAGAATTAGTACTAAATTATTTTTCATAACATTTTATATAATTATTTTTGTCTTTTTTTTTATTGTACTTCTCTATATATTCATGTTCTATGTAATTAATAGTACTATCACTACTTTTAAACCAGTCACCATTATTAGTTAGTAACTGATCAATAATAGGTATTTCCGACGTGTACAATGTAAGTAAACTATTTTTAGTATCCAAAATATTTTGGTCTAATTTTTGTTGGGATTTACCAAACACATAAAAATCATTAGTAATATTAAGTACAGTATCAAATACTTGTTTGTGTTGTGGGTGACCATATTCACCTATAGGATTATGAGTAACTATTTTTTCCCATTTTCTACTCATTAAAATATTTTCTAAATCAAATTGTTGAGTAGGATATAATGTATCTTCATAATCAAACATCTCCCAAGAACCTACATTTAATTTTTTCATTACCTGTTCAAATTCTTTATTTCTAATATTATTGGATTTATTAGTAAGACAAATAACTTTATATTCTGGACCATGTTTTATCAATTCGGCACCACCAAATATTAATTCATCATCTGGATGGGCAACTATCATTAATTTTTTTAGTTGATAATCCTGGAATGCTTTGTTTAACATATTGGCATTTTTAGGTGTAACTGATGGGTCAGGCCCATGGATAAAATAAGGTTCTAATGTAACTGTATTATACATTACATCAAATCCTTTTTTTAAAAAATAAGAGTTAACTACAGTATCTTCCTCCGGGGTATAATAATTATTCCAAGTAACAGGTAAGTTTTCTTTTTTATTTTCTTCCCATAATATATTATTAGCTACTCTTTCTTCTGAGAAAGCATTATCATCTGTAAAGATTTTAACTGAGTATTGGTTTAATTCTTTGTTCCATTCTAAACATTTTTCAAAAAATGATTTACTATCTTTATTGTAAAAATAAAACCCAGTTGCTATTAATTTATTATTAGGGTTTCTGTTTATACCTTTTATTGAAGCTAATTCATTACCATATCTACCCTCTAACCTTACACCATTATGTTGTCTCCATTGAGCTATATCCGGGTTAAAATATCGCATAAATAAAGGATAATCTTTTAAAAAAGGTAAATAATGTAGTGAAGAATCTATATTTTCAGTTGCAAAGGCATCCCCATCTATCCAAGCAAAATTACTAAAGTTTTCATTTAATGAATCTAAACTTGCTAAGTATTTAGCAAAGTAAATAGAATAATCTTTACTAAATAGGTCTGGTTCATGTGTAGATTTTGACGTAGGTTTAGGTATATAATCAATTCTTTTATTAGTTACATTAGGTAAATCAATTGTAGAATCACAATTAAAACTATACACTATAAGATTGTATTTAGAATACTTTAGTAAACTTTTAGCTAATATTTTTACCATAGATAAGTAGCTTTCATTTCCACCTGTTATCCATGTAAATTTATTCTTTTTATTCATTTAATAAATTTAAAACTTTATTATATACTTGATCTACTGTTATTGATTTCTGACAAATATGTTGGTCTTTGGTTCCTTTATTTTTAGGACACCAATCCCAATCACCAGCATCAAAAGTATAATCTTTACTTACCCAACAATTATTACATACAGAATTATTTTCGATTTTAGTTAAATAACTAGTAAATTCATAACCATAGGGGATAAAATTATTAATCATTACTGTTTCTTTATTTAAAGCCCAATTAACCCAAGATAAACCTGATCCTAATCCTATAAATAAATCTGCATGATGTAAATAATTAAATGTTTTATCCCAATTTAATTTTTGTTTATTAATTATATTAGTTCCTTTAAATCCTTCATAAGATAAATTAACTATTTTATATCCTTTTTTGTGTAATTTTTTTGCTAGTTCTCTCCAATTTTGGTAAGGCCATTCTTTTAAACCTGCTGTTGATTTAGGTCCTATACAAATATATTTTCCTTTTATAGGTCTTTTACCTGGGGTAAAATTAACACCTTTGTTAATTTCTTTATATGGTAAACCTAATATATCTGTAATAGTCTGAATTAAGGGGATAGTATTAGGTGAGTTTGGGTTTTTAAAACCTTCATCCCATTTTTCATTGTTTTTAAACCATCCTATCGTATAATGAGCATAAGCTTCAAAGGGGCTATTGGGTTGTATAAACCTAATACTTTTATATGCTTCCAAATTTTCAAACCACTCATTGTGAAAAGTTGAAGCTATTATTTTACATTTATGTTTTTTTTGAAATTCTAAAATTTGGGGTACCCATGCTAAAGTATCACCTACTGATTTTGAGTCTAATGATATTTTAACAACGTTATTTTTTAAATTTAATTTATGTACTATTTCCCCATTAATTTTAATAATCCAAGGGACATAATATTGTTTATTACACGTAATCCACATATTATTTGTAATAGTAGAAGAATGAATAACTTTATTATTTCGTGAATCAATAAACTCTACAAAATATTTTTTATTTTTAGAACCATAAGTTTGAACTTTAGGTCCTTCATTAAAACTTATTTCTACTTTACTTTCAGGAAGATTATTATATAATTTATCAATTTCTATACTCGCTAGTTTTGCAGCTCTTTCCCAAGTAAATTTATCTCTTATTTCTTTAGATTCTTTTAATGCTTGTTTTTTATGTTTATCATAATTTTTATAAGCATCCCTCATTACTTTTTTTAAGTCTTCATAATCAGGAGTATAAAATTCACCTGTCATATCAGATTGAGAGAATGTACTATATTCACCCATTATAGCAGGTTTTTTACCTGTTATTTTAACGGGTAACCCTTTACCTTCTGCAAATTGTAATTGAGCACTACAGTTAGAATAAATAGAAGGTGTACCACATGCCATTGCTTCTATTAAGGGTAAATTCCAACCCTCAGAACGTGCACATGATAAAAACACATGACCCTTTTGTAAATATTTTACATAGTCTTCTCTAGAGGGAAAATGTTTGATTTTTAATCTAGGATCTAAAAGTTTATAATGTTTTAATCTATTTTCAGTAGTCTCTAATTTATCCTTTGCAAATCTATTGTCTATAGATAAAACTAAATCTATGGGTTCATCTTCTCCAAATTCTTCTAAAAACGCCTCTATTATTTCTTTAGTAGATTTTCTATAATCCCATCTACCAAAATGGACAAATTTAAACCTACCATCATCATATTCAGATAAAGTTACATCAGGGTTCGGGTGAAAAATATTTGAATCAACTGCTTCTGGTATTACTTTTATTTTATCTTCAGGCATTCCTTGCTCTATATTGCATTGTTTTTGCCATTCTGATGGTACCCATAATTGGTCATATTCTTTTAATTTATCAAAGAAATAATCAGGGTATCGTGTTGTTTCCCATACTGTGTATCCTATTTTTGGACCTTTATAGTTTTGATAAAAATAATGGTGATTTACTTCAGCTAAAATTATATTAAGATCAGGGGTAAAAACATTTGGGTAATTTTGATAAATTGGAAAATCATTTAATTGATGTTCATTATTAAAATATGTTTGTTGATCTAGAAAAATTTTATCAGAAGTTGTTAAATATTCTTCTTTATTAAAGGGTTCGTCTTCTAAACCTTTCCAATGTTTACCAACAGTAAAATTTCTAACTTTTATTTTATATGTTTTAGATATTTCTCTAAAAAAATCTCTAGTATGATTATTAAATCCTGTTGTTCCTATATAACAACTATGGAGATATAATTTTGGTTTTTTATCTAACATTTTTATAGGTTTAAAGTGGAGATTATTTTGTCTATATTAAATACTTCATTCAAATCATTATAAGGAATAGAGTGTATATCTTCAGATAAAGAAAAAGCATTATATATTTTAGAAGTATAATCTAGTTCTTTAGTAAAGGGTTCTGCTAATACATTATCATGCATTTCATAACCAAATATTTTAGGGGATGTTGTAACCCAACATACAGTTGATTTTAAATTTAAGGCTGTAGCCATATGTTGCGTAAAAGAATCTATAAGTAATCTTTTATCAGACATTTGTAATAATATTGCTATACTTCTATACCCATCTAGGGCTTGAAGAGTATTTTCATATGTTATTTGGTCTTTCCTCTTAATATGGATTATTAAATGGGAATCTTTATAATATTCTATTACTTGTTTTACAATTGGAGTTGGTATATCCCTTGTCCATGTATACTGATACCCAAGTCCTTCTGGACCACCATGTGGGTGAATGGTTAAAATAGGTTTATCTTTAAGATAATAAGGAGAAAAATAATCTATCTCAGGTTGAGTTAAATATATTTGGGGTTGTTCATTATTATAACTTAACCCTAAAATTTTACACCAAGTTTTAAGTAAATTTATAGGTTTTTCTGTTATAAAATCTGTATCTTTATAAGGTTCAGTAGCAAAAACTTTACAATCTTTATCTTTAATATATTTAAGATATAAACCATTTAGTTGACCAATTTGATGTACTGCAAATACATAAGGATTGTTTAAAAATACATCTGTATAAGATGTTACTACTATTAAATTAGAATTTTTATAGTGTTTTTTTATTACTTTTACCATGGCCGTTGCCATAATACTTTTACCTAAACCACCATCTATTTGGAAAATAATATTCATTTATAACTTTTTTATTTAAAACCAATATACGTAAACTATTTATCTACTCCACATTATATTACACTCCTATTATTTCATCTATAACAGATTTATCTATTGAAATTACTTTATCATATTTACTATTAGGTATACCAATTATGTCATTGCCATATGAAGGAGCAGAGTGTGTTATAAATAATTGTGGGAATACTGTTGTACTAGCAAATGCAATTCCTGAATTTAAAGTTTGGGGTAGAAGCATTTCATTATCAGGATAATCAAAACCACCACCTACAACTACTAAAATAAGATAACCATCATTATTAGCATCTGAAATTGCTGATGAGTTTAGAGAAAGGGTGTTAGTTGTTGTAACCCATGCTTGGTTTGCACTTGTATAAGGAGTTGGAAGAAGACCATTCGTAGAAGTCCAACTGTCAAAGTCTGAATTAGCAAATGCAGTTCCACCATCTCCACCATAAGCTGTACTTTTTGCAACTCTAACATTATTACCTGAATTTGTAGCCCCATATATTTTTAAATCTATGGCAGTAATGTTATCAGTTATTGTTGAAGTATCAAAAAAGAAAAAAGCTCTCTGGACTTGGTAAAAATCTCCTTTTCTGTCTGAGATATATACTTCACTAATAGCTGAGGGTATGATTCCTTGGGTGGTTGTAAAATTAGTATGGGTTGAAGATGAAGTAGCATCTCTAGCTGCCGACCAACTAGCTTGATTACCTCCTCGAGCCCATGTTTGTTTACTTGCATTTATAGTTGTTGTAGACATATTTTAAAATAATTTTTAAGCTCTTTGAACCCAAGTATTATCTGGGTGGAAATAAATCTTCCCATTTTCAATACTATAACCTATTACCCTAGCTATATCTCCAGAACCAGCAGGAGCACTAGTAGTTACTTCTCCTGCAGTAGATGAAATATATAAAGGAGCACCATATGAGTTGGGAAAAGCAGAAAATTTAGCTATTCCTCTAATTAAAACCCCACTACTAATACTAGTACCTAAAGCTATTCCTAACATTCCTGATGAATTACTTTCAAAATCATTTTCTGCTAATTTCCAATTAAGAGCAGAAATTGAACTAAAACTAACAAGAAGAGATCCCGCTGAAATATTACCATTAATAGTACTAAAGCTACCAAAAGTTACTATTTCTCCAACACTTTCAGAAGCACTTGTTGGTTCTTCGTACTCAATATAACCATCAATACTTAATATACTACCATCAAATAATAAATTTGCTTCACCATTTACTGATCCAGGATTACCAGTAGCTGTTATTACTCTATTATCACCATTATTTCCAATAGTAGCAGCACCACTTGTTCCTGAAGAACCAGATGAACCTGAATTACCAGAGGTTCCTGATGAACCTGAACTACCTGAGTTTCCAGATGTTCCTGAGGAACCCGAAGAACCCGAAGTTCCTGATGAACCTGAACTACCTGAGTTACCAGATGTTCCTGAAGTTCCTGAAGAACCAGATGAACCTGAAGTTCCTGAAGATCCTGAACTACCTGAGTTACCAGATGTTCCTGATGTTCCTGAAGAACCTGAAGAACCTGATACGCCACTTGACCCACTGGATCCTGATGTACCTGATGAACCTGAAGTACCACTTGTTCCATTTGCTCCTGATGTACCTGATGAACCACTTGAACCTGAATTTCCTGATGTTCCTGAAGAACCACTTGAACCTGATGTTCCTGAAGAACCACTTGAACCTGAATTACCACTTGATCCAGATGAACCTGAATTACCAGATGTTCCCGAGGATCCAGAAGTACCAGATGTACCTGAATTCCCCGATGTACCACTTGAGCCTGAACTTCCTGATGTTCCTGAAGAACCTGAAGAACCTGAGTTACCGGATGTACCACTTGAACCTGATGAACCTGAAGTTCCTGATGAACCTGAAGTTCCGCTTGTTCCCGAATTACCGCTAGTTCCTGATGAACCAGATGAACCTGAAGTTCCTGAAGAACCTGAAGTTCCGCTTGTTCCCGAATTACCGCTAGTTCCTGATGAACCAGATGAACCTGATACACCACTTGATCCCGATGAACCAGAATTACCTGAAGTACCACTGGTTCCAGATGAACCACTTGAACCTGAAACACCTGATGAACCACTTGAACCTGAGGTACCTGATGAACCACTAGTTCCTGAATTTCCAGATGTTCCTGAGGAACCCGAAGAACCCGAAGTTCCTGATGAACCTGAACTACCTGAATTACCAGAAGTACCGCTTGTTCCTGAAGAACCAGATGAACCCGAAGTTCCTGAAGATCCACTTGAACCTGAAGTTCCAGATGAACCACTAGTTCCTGATGAACCACTAGTTCCTGATGAACCACTTGAACCTGATGTACCATCATCACCTCTATCACCTGTTGTTACAAATGATGCTATAATATCTTCACCATTTGTTAAAGCATTACCCCCTTGGGATTCAAATATTATTGTAAATTGCCACCAAGCTCCTTGATCAACTAATTCGTCAATAGCAAATAATATAAAATCAGAAGGATCATCTTTATCTGATAATCGCATATGACCTTTTATAGCTGATGTTGATGAATCTATTGTTTCAAAAAATGATTGAACAGAATTTCCATCATCATCAGTTTCACTAATTGATGATATTGTAGCTGATGTTTGGGTTGAGTTATTTAATCTTATATTTCCTCCTCCAGGATTTGAAATTACAGTGGATACACTAAAAGTATAATCAAATGTAGCACCACCAAAGTTACCATCTTGTCCTGAAGTTCCACTAGATCCTGATGATCCTGAAGTTCCTGATGAACCACTAGTACCTGATGAACCTGAAGTTCCACTGGTCCCTGAATTACCCGATGTACCCGATGAACCACTTGATCCTGATGTTCCTGAAGTTCCTGAAGAACCTGAAGAACCTGAATTACCTGATGTACCTGATGAACCACTTGAACCTGAGGTACCTGATGAACCACTAGTTCCTGAATTTCCAGATGTTCCAGATGAACCACTTGAGCCTGATGTACCTGAAGTCCCTGATGAACCATCTGCTCCTGAAGTTCCTGATGAACCACTTGAACCTGAAGTTCCGGATGAACCTGAAGTTCCGCTTGTTCCTGAATTACCTGATGTACCTGATGAACCACTTGATCCTGATGTACCTGAAGTTCCTGAAGAACCATCTGCTCCAGAAGTTCCTGATGAACCACTTGAACCAGATATTCCAGATGAACCACTTGAGCCTGATGTTCCTGAATTACCTGAAGTACCACTTGATCCACTGGAACCTGAAGTTCCTGATGTTCCTGATGAACCGTCTGCTCCTGAAGTTCCTGAAGAGCCTGAAGAGCCATCTGCTCCCGAAGTCCCAGATGTTCCTGATGAACCTGAAGAACCTGAATTACCGGATGTACCTGATGAACCACTTGAGCCCGAAGTTCCTGATGTACCTGATGAACCATCTGCTCCTGAAGTTCCGGATGAACCTGAAGTTCCGCTTGTTCCTGAATTTCCAGATGTTCCAGATGAACCACTTGAGCCTGAAGTACCACTTGATCCAGATGAACCTGAGGTTCCTGATGTACCTGATGAACCACTTAAACCTGAAGTTCCTGAAGATCCTGAACTACCTGAGTTACCAGATGTTCCTGATGTTCCTGAAGTACCATCTTCTCCCGAAGTACCTGAAGTACCACTTGATCCACTGGAACCTGAAGTACCACTTGTTCCTGATGAACCATCTGCTCCTGAAGTTCCTGAAGAACCTGATGAACCTGAAGTACCTGAAGAACCTGATGAGCCACTAGTACCTGAAGAACCTGATGAGCCACTAGTACCTGATGAACCACTTGATCCAGAAGTACCTGAACTTCCAGAAGAACCTGATGTACCACTAGATGCAGCATTTTCTCTAGTACCTACAGTACCATCACTATTTATTACTAGGGTTGTTTCTTCAGATCCTTGGGTTGAAAGACCTGTTAATTTTATTTCATTCAGCTCAGCGTTACTACCACTGGTGATTACTTTTTTCCAATTTGGCATATCAATTTATTATTAGGTTGGTTACACAAAGTGCCCACTTCCCCGAAGGGCCGTAATATCCATTATAAATATGTTTTAAATTTTCCCTATTAACTAGGAGATGAAGGGATAATTTTTTTATCCTCTAATTGTTGCTCAATAGTTTCAATTTTTTGATTTAGTTTTACTTGTATGGTACCTATAAAAATAGCATCAATACCTGTAATAGGAATAAAATCAGTAGATTTCCTAAGAGCACGTAATTCTCTTAAAGATAAATTTGTTAAATTATAAGACATAACTATATTTTTTTAATTTTTTTATATTTTTCTTGCATCTTTAAAGTTAGATTGTAAAGTGTTTCTACATATTCTCCTTTAAATAAACTATTTTTAATAGTAAGTAAAATTAATTCAATTTCATTTTCTGTTAACTCAACATTATGAGTTAAAGGAGTACCCACTTTATCAGTAGATACTCCTTTTATTTCAACTTTGTTAGATTTAAATCCCATAAAACCTTTTATTTTTTCTAAAAACAATTTTTTTATATCTTAAGAATAAATATAAATATCCTGGTTATTGGCTACAAATATATTTCCTTCTTGATCATACCTTGTAGGTGCATCATCTGGGTCATTAGTTGTTCCAACAACTACTGTTGCCATAAAGGCATCTGGTGTAAATCCTGAACCACTTGCATGGAATGAACTTGTTATACCCCAACGTAATGATGAAAGACCATCATAAGCAAAAGCATCACCATAATCTTGTGTTCCTTGTTGTATTACAATACCCCCATCTCCGGCTGAATTTGAACCTGAAGCAAGTAATATAAATCTATCTTTTATTAATAAATTTTCGGAATTTTGGAAAGATGCTGTACCTTGCACTGTTAAATCACGTGTGATAATTACATCACCAATAACATTTAATAATCCATCACCCTCTGGGCTTCCAGCATCATTAAATGTAAGATTTGTATTAGCTCTAGCACTATCACCATCAATATCAGTTATTACTCTTCTAACTCCTGAATTGGTAATATTAATTACACCACTTGTTCCACTTGAGCCTGAACTACCTGATGTACCTGATGAGCCTGAACTACCACTTGTTCCATCTGCTCCTGAAGAACCCGATGTACCAGAACTACCACTTGATCCACTAGTACCTGATGAACCACTTGAACCTGATGAACCAGAAGTACCATCTGCTCCTGAAGTTCCTGAAGAACCTGATGAACCTGAAGTTCCTGAAGAACCATCTGCTCCAGAAGTTCCTGAAGAGCCATCTGCTCCTGAAGTTCCTGATGAACCACTTGAACCTGAAGTACCACTTGTACCTGATGCACCTGAAGATCCTGATGTTCCTGATGAACCGTCTGCTCCTGAAGTTCCTGAAGAACCACTTGAACCCGAAGTTCCTGAAGAACCTGATGAACCTGAAGTTCCTGAAGTACCATCTGCTCCTGAAGTTCCTGAAGAACCTGAAGAACCTGAAGTTCCTGAAGCACCTGATGAGCCACTTGTTCCATCTGCTCCTGATGTACCCGATGAACCACTTGATCCATTTGAACCTGAAGTTCCTGATGTTCCTGAACTAGCAGCATTTTCTCTTGTACCAATAACACCGGCTGTGTTAATAGTTAATACTGTGTCTTCTGTTGCTTGTGTTGATAAGTCCGTTAAGGATAATTGTGCTAACTCGGCATTAGATCCACTAACTATTACCTTTTTCCAATTTGCCATTATATATTATTTTAGTTTTGTAATATTCAATTTATTATACATATTAAAAATAAGTTTATTAATTATAAACCTACATAAAAATTATTAGCAGATATAGCTAATCCACCTTCTGGTGCCGTTCCTGGAAGGGTATTAAATTTAATTAATTGGAATACACCATCACTATCTACTTTTATACCTTGGTTACTTGCATTTTTTATTAATAATAAATCACGACCTGTGTTATCATTAATTTCAAATCTAGCACCTGATGATGGGCCTCCTATTCCTAAATTTACACCATCAAATTGTAATAAAGTGTTACCTTTAATATTATCATTACCAGTTGCAGTTAATACATAATTATTAAAATTATTATCTATTACAGTACCACCACCAGCACCACCAGAAACTGTGTATGCTCCTACTTTTAAGTCATCTACAAATCTAATATTACTAGCCATATATTCTAATTTTTTAATTCTGTTCCTGGGGTGATATCAGATATGTTTGATATTTCCCCTTGATCTTCTCTTTGTCTTCTTGTTCTACCATCTTTTGTTTTAGTAACTCCTTCTTTAAATATTTCAGGATTAGATGTAGTTTCCATTGAAATAATAAATTTAGATTTAGTATTGTATTTTGATATAGAATTTAAATCTTTTTGGATAGTATCTGGTATAATATATCCTCTTAATCTAATATTAAATGTTCCTTTTACTAATCTATCTTTTCCATTTGTTAATTGTGTTTCAGTTGAAAAACTATCAATAAATGCTCTAAATTTAAATCTTTCAGGATTACCCCAATAAGCATCAGAAGCATATTCACATGATTCAATTATTTTATTTAATTGTTCCATATAGTAAGTTTGTATTAAACAACTATATTCTATATTAACAAAATCAGGTACAGCCACAGCATAAAATTGTTGGGCGGGTATTGAGTTATTTATTGCAGCAAAATTACTATAGAAATTTTTAGGATTATATGAACGTTGAAAACTTCCATATAAATTAGGACTATTAGCATCCAATTTATTATATACTGTTCTATCTTTAGTTATAGAATTTCTTTTAAGTACTATAATAGGTAACATAATAGCACCATTTTTATCTCTATAATAATTATCTTTTTGAAATGATTTCCATCTTTCAGGAGAACCATATATTACTGGTACTTCTCTTCTTTCACCATTTTGATAAACAAAAGGTTTTATTACGTTTTGAAAGTAAAAAAATACAGCTTCATCTAAATCTTTTAATCCAATAGAAAAAGGTTTTGTAGTATCACCTGTCCATGATAATTTTTCGGATCTATTAAAATCTATACCAGTTTCAACTGTGTTTGAAGAGACAGGCATATTGGGGTTTCCATATCTTTCACTAGATGGTGTTTGTTGAGCTATATTTAGTTCTTTTTGGGTTTTTGGTATGGGTTTTCTTATAGCCATTAAAATCTTTCTTTATATGGTGAAATAGCAACTTTATCTGCTGGTATGTAATATGTTGATACTAGTATAGATACACTTTCTCCAAATTTATCTAAACCAGGGTTTAAAGGGTTGAGAGTACCATCAGAATTATTATTAGGATATGCAGGATTTTTTCCTCCCCAATATTGGTTTCCTACAGTACTTTGTACTCCATAATAACCTTCTTGATATAATATAATATCACCTACTTCAGGTACAATATTAGCTACTTTTAAATCATCTCGTAAAAAGTAAAAATTAATAGCTTGGTTAAATTGTATACCTTCTTCATCTTCACCATATTGTTGGTCTTCTCTATTTATTAAAACATTAAATAAGAAAGGACCATTATAAAATTTTTCACCAGCTGCTTCACCATATATATTAACTTTAGTTTCTTCTAGTTTAAATTGATATATAGCACATTGTTGAGTAATAATATTACCCATTAATTCTCTATTTAATTTTCTCAAGAGTGAAACATCCCTGAGTCCTGTATACATTGCCATATTATCCTATATAAATAAAGGTTGGGACACCTTCTAATTCTTTATCTCTACTTTCTTTTTCACTTGCTCTTCTTTCTAATAAAGAAGCACGAGACATTTCATCAAAATATGCTCTTAATCTCTCTAATAATGCTGTTTTTTCTGCTGTTGCTGCTGCTAATAAATCAGCTTGATTTAAAGTTAAATCAGCATTAGGTATTGGAATAGTACTATATTTTCCTCTTACATATCCTAAAATTTCTTTTACTAATGCTAATGTATACTCAAAAATCCATTGTCTACCAATTGAATTTATTAAATCATAATTAGGATTAGTATAAGGCATATTAGAAGCATTTGTTACTTGTCCGCATGAGGGATCTACACTTCCACTTGTTCTATCATTTACTTTAATATATTCAAACCACATATTCCCAGCACAAGAACTAGAACCTTCTACTTCAAGATGGTTGTTGCTTGATGGGATTGGAAATACTCTTAATACATTATCATGCATTTCAAAACTATAATTAGATAATCTAACCTGAGTGTTCATTTCAATAGCTTGGATTACTTGCATGTCATAACTAAGTGGCATCATTAAATAACCCATTCCACCACCAAAACCTCCTACTTCCATTAGTCCTGCGGCCGCTACGCCTCCAAATCCAAAACCATCAAATGGGTCTAAATATCTTGCAGAAGCTGGGACAGGTTCTTGGTAAAATACTCGTTTAATTTCTATACTACCTGTTATATTTTCTTTTTTAGCCCACGCCTTTAAATCATAGTCTTGGACACTTGATGTTAAGGGGATACTTCCTTTATACCAAGGTACATTACCACCAGTACCTGCTTCTGCCCCATATTGTTCTGACATTCTAATTACTGCTCCTAAATTAGGGGTAACTATACTATTATTTAAAAAGATAAAATCTTCAATTTCAAATCCTTCTAATGTTAGCATATTATCTCTAACTAAATAGGCATATAATTCATTCCCATATACTGTAATTGCTTCTTCAAAAGCAGTAAAAAATGAACTTGATTGTAATTCAATGTCAACTAAGGGATAACCTAATCTAATAGCACAAAACTCAGCAACTTTTACACAGTCAACTTGAAACTCAATACTATTATTGTAAAATCCAAAAGGTACTGCATCTGGGTTCCATAAAGGGTTACCATCATATATAGGTACATTCATAATATAATTAGTTTTATTATAAATATGAAAAAAGAGGACTCAAATTGAGTCCTCCATAATTTTATTTATATGTTTAAGTATACGTTAATCTCTTACCATTAAATATTTTGAATTACTAAAACTACCTGATAACCATAATTGACCGGATACGGCAGGTTCTACTGTAGGTAAACTTTCCATTGTTATACCACCTATAAACCTAGCTGAACCTGAAGTATTGTTTGATTGAGTTACTGCTAAAGTATACCCAAAACCTGGGGCAGAATCTTGATACCCTATATTAACATCTTTTCTTAAATTAGTATCATCATATACTGTTAAATCGTCTCGAACTGCTACATCTCTTGAAACATCTAACCCACCTGTAATTTGTAAATCGAAAGTGTCAATATCAAATACTGAATTTTTTGATCCAGAAACTGTTATTGAACCAGTAATTATTAAATCACCATTTATAGGATGTGATCCCGTAAAATATCTAAAGTTATTATCTAACTCGTTTATTGTTAAAGCTGATCCTTTACCGTCTGAGCCTGTTCTGTATGTTAATGCCATTTTTTATTAATTTAATTTTGTTATAAATATTATGAAGATGCTACAAAATACTCTATTTGTACATTTGCTGTATCTGCTTTTGCCTTAATTGAAGATAAAGAAGCAAAGGATGAGAAATACTGAATATCAACATATCCTTCTACTACATAATCATAATAGTCAGTTCCTTGAAATTGAGCATTTGAAAATACCATAGATTTTCCTGCATCTAGTTTAAATAAAGATTCATCTCCTGATCCTACATTACCAACATTAGGATTTTGTGCTTCTGGGCTATCTTGGATTAAATATAAAGATACAAAATTTGTTTTACATAAATTTGTAAATCTCATATATTTAACTGTATCCCTAACAAAAGAACCAGCAGTTTGCTGTTCTTCAGAATCTACAAATTTTAATATTTCAATTCCACTTCCACTAAATGTAGGAGCTATAGTATCAGTCCTTTTCATTATTTGATTAACATTAGTAATAACCTCGGTATTAATAGATTGCTCCATATTACCATTAGGTAATCTTATTTCTTCTCTAATAGTTACAGATAATGATCCTGTTGGATTACATATTGCCATTGTTTTATTTTATTATAAATATGGTACTAATTTCTATTATTATAATTGTTAGAACCAGAAGTTATAATAGATATTCCATTATCAATTGCTTCTTGGTAATATTCTAATAAATCTTCAACAATTTCATTTCTATGGTTAGTAATTAAAGTAATTGCTTCTAAATTTTTAATTTTTCTAGCTGCAGAATATAAAAACTTAAAACCAGAATCTGATTTCTTTTTTAGATCTGTTTGCTGGGCATCACCACATACCATCATTTTACTTCTTAATCCTAAACGGGAAGTTATCATTTCCATTTGTTCATGAGTAACATTTTGTGCTTCATCTACTATTATCATAGAATCTAAAAATGTTCTACCTCTCATAAAAGATACTGGTACTATTTCTATTTTACCATCTTCAATAAGTTTTTCTATTTTAACCTTATCATATAATTGAAAAAAATTTTGATAAATAGGTTGAACCCAGGGATCCATTTTTTCTCTTAAATCACCAGGTAAAAATCCTATTTCTTCTTTTGATACCGTAGGTCTGGTTATTATTATTTTATCGTATTGTCTTCGTAATAATCCATCTAAAGCAACATTACATGCTAATAATGTTTTTCCACTACCTGCACTACCACCTAAAAGAGTGACTGTGTTTTCAAGTATAATTGATTTTGCTTCTTTTTGTTCATCATTAAGTTGGAGTTTGAACTTAATTGGGTTTTTAGGAATTCTCTTAGGTCGATATACATCGTCCGTATGGTGCTTACTTGCCATAAATTCTTGAAATTAAGGGTTATGTTATCCGTGAATGTAACCGTTGTAAATACGTTAAAAGACAGTAAATTATTGATATAGCTATATAATGAGATAAATATAGTTTGGGTATAACGCATTTTATTATACATATGAAAAGTAAAAAAAAAACCCGGTCAAAGACCGGGTTAATTTTATTAAAGTGTATTAATCTAAATACTATAAAGTATCTAAACCAGCTACGTTGATTGTTCCATAAAATTCTGGACGAACCATTTTCTTAGCATATCTAGTTAATAGACCTTTTCTTGGTACGAACGTATCTGGATCGTATACAAGTGGAGTCATGATTAACGGAATGTAAGGAGCAAATACAGCACCACTTTCTAAAAACTGAGTACCACGGTATCCTAATAGGATTGTGTTAGCAGTCATGTAAGGGTTTTTGTATACTTTTTGGCGGCTATTTAAAGCACCAACTTTTTGTACACCAAATGCATAGCTCATTTTAGCAGCATCACCATCTGTGTCAGCAGCAAATCCTGGAATTGATTCCAAAACAGTTGCTACAGTTGGAGAAACAACCATAAAGTTAGCACCACCACGTAGAGTTTTCTGGTGAATGATGTTACTTAATTTCTGAATTTTAGTTCCTAATGTTTGGAACCATTGTCCTTGACTATTATAGAATCCTAAATTAGTTTCTGCGATAGTAGCACCTGTACCTGTGATAGAGATGTTGTTTACAGCCGACCAAGTTTCAGTTCCTGCAGCAGCACCATCGATCAACATAGAAAGAATTTCTAAATCGATTTCTAATGAAATGTACTCACTAAGGATTGAAGTTAATTCAGCTTCAGCATCTAATGCATGGTATGCATTTAAATCCTGTGCAAATTCTGGTGTCCATACAGCTTTAAGTTTTCTAGTTTTAGCAACTATTGCAGATGATTGCATCTGAATGTTGATTTCTGGAATTACTTGGTCTGGGCAACAGTTAGCTCCTGATTCATCGTTAAATGAGTTTGGATGTGGGTTACCAGCTTCAAAATCACCTCTGTTATTATCTTGTGGTTGTATTTGGTAGTTTACAGCTACTAATAAATCATTTGTAAATGCTGTATCTAGTACAACGAATTTTACATTTGCTCCACCATCATAAGATGTGAATTCAGCTACTTGTGAACCAGGTACTTGACCATTAGATCCTGTAATTACAGCTGCAGTTGCAGATCCAGAGAAAATATTAAATCCTTTTACACCATCAAAATCACCAAATTTTAAAGATGAAGTTGGTACTGAAATAGTTGTATAGTCACCAGCTGCTACAGAAGCAGAAAAATCACTATTAAAGTTTACTTCATCCCAAGTTGTATTAGCGGCAGTTGATACTACATTTAAAGATTGAGTATTTTGGATTGAATATCCAAATCTACCTGATCCATAAAGTCCACCTGTGTTAGTGTTTCCAAAAGGATTATCACCTGCACCTTTGTCACCATATAATGAAGAACCTGCTGCGAATGGAGTCTTAGAAGATCCATATTGGAAATCTAAAAAGAATACAAGACCAGAAGGTAAATTCATTGGTTGTACTGATACAAATTCCTGTGCAGCAATTTGTCCAAATACTTTACGTACTAATGGTAAAGCAACACCTGCCCACTGTCCACCAACGTTTACGCCAGTTTGTGAAGAGAATGTTCCACCATTTCCTACACCACCACTAGTTTGTGATGATTCTACTACAAGTTGTTTAGCTTGGTTTTCAAGAATAAGACCCATATTATTTTTGTGGGCACCATTCATTCCTTCCAATAAACCTGTTTTTTCCCATTTGCTAGCTAATCTAGCCGCGTCAGACTGTAAAGACTGATAAGGGTTTGCGCTTTCTAAAAGAGTATTTAAGCTCATTTTTTTAAGTTTTTTAAGGTTAATTAATTTTTAAGTTTTAAATTAAACCAGCTAGTTTACGCATTCTGTTGTAAACATCGTTTGATTCAATTATTGGTTGTTTTTTAGCTTCAGTTATTGTTCCAGTTGCTTTAGATGCAGCACCTTTTGGTCTTGCAATAGCTTCTGTTTTTGATACTAAACCTTCGTTTAATGTTTCAAAAATAACTTTAGCTTCTTTTACTGTTGACGCTTTGTCAAATGCTTTAAGCACTCTAACTTTTTTGTCTTCAGATAAGTTTTTAGATTTAAAAACTTTGTTAGTGTAAAGAAGTTTAGCATTTAAAAGGTTAACTTCATTTAATTCTTTTTTAAGCTCATTGATTTCATCAATTGCTTCTTTGAATCTCATTTTTTCGGTTTCTTTTTCAATTCTAGAGTCATCTCTGTCTCCATCCTCGTTTCCAACACCTGTTTCACCTTTGTCCATGTCTTTTTCTTCGTCGATTTCTACATCAACATCCACATCTTCAACGTCTTCAACATCTACAACATCTTCTTCATCTTCCATTGCTTCATCACCTGCTTCAATTGTTCCGTCTGCTACTAAATCTTTAATAACATCCTCAATGAATCCTTTTAAGTCATCTTCTGACATATCTTCAAGGTCAATTTCCTCGTCGTCTTTGTCTTCCATGTCTTCTTTCTCGTCTTTCATGCCATCTTTGTAGCCTTCTTCTTCAGCATCAGTACGTTCGTCCTCTTTCAAGTCCGCTTTTTCGTCTCTCATACCGTCCAAGTAGCCTTCTTCTTCAGCATCTGTACGTTTGTCTTCATCCAATTCAAGTTCTGCAAGTAGTTCGTCAAGGTCAATTTCATCAAGCTCTTCTTTAGCTTCATCCATATCTTCTCTCTCTTCTTTCATATCATCTTTAGAATACATTTCTGCTTTAACGTCATCTTCTTCATACTTATCGTATCCTTCGTCAACGTCTTCTTTGTCCATTTCTTCTAATTTTGCTGAAAGCATAGATTTCAAATGTGGTGTGAATGCTTCTTCAAGAGCAAGTTTTGCGTTTGCAATAGCAGTTTCTTTAACAGCTTTAGCATCAGCGATTGCTTCTTTTAACAAATCATTGTTTGCCATAATCTCAAAATTTTTTTTGTGAAATACGATTATTAGAAATCGTAATAGGGAATAATATATTTTAGTGTCATATCTAGATACTCATGACACATTGCGATTATACGTATATGTAGATTAAGTAAAAATTAAAAAATAGTACAATTTCCTTTAGAACAAAGGATTTCGTGGATTACTTTATTTACATTGGTGTAATCATATGTAACTATATTTTTACCTTCATTTAAGGTATGCATATAAGAACCAGGGTTTGATGGTGTTGAAACAAAATCCCAACATAATAATTCAAAATCATCTTGTACTTCCATTACTCCACCTTTATCTTCTAATGAACCCATACCACGAGATGATACACCTACTGTAACTCCACTTTTAATTAGTTCCTTAAGGATATTTCCCGAAGGGGTAGGTAAAATTTCTATCTTACCCATACAGTTATCACCATCCCACCAATATTCTGATATAAGATGTGATACGTTTTTTAAGTTAATAACTGTTGATTCTGGGTGGTCAAGTTCCCCCATTGAACGTCTCTGTTCAATTAGTTCAGAGTACTTATCCATTTCTCTGTCCCATAGTCCTTTTGAATAGTAACGACCATTTCCATTTTTTACCTCAGCCGTAGCTAAAATACCTTCAACTAAAAGATTTCCACTCTCCTTACTAACGTTTTCAGTTAGTTGGGAAGGAGATATCTTTATAGCATGAGTTTCTATTAATAGCTTTTTGCTCATTTATTGTTTTTTAGGAAACATTATCATTTTATAATAAGTAACAGGTTTAAAGTCTTTATTTGATGTAAAAGTACTAGTTAATTTTTTTATAGGATCAGCATCTACTGAATCTCCCATAGCATTTTCTAATC